CTTTTCTCGAACCTTCCATGCGCTGATGGAAACGTCCCAGACCACCCTTCTAGCTTAAAAGCTGGTGCAGATAAAATGCGATGAGTCTCCTCACCACAATCACACACAAGACTTGTTAACTCATAATCAACAAATCTCTCTGTCTTATGCCCGTTTATACAGGCAAATTCATACATTCTTCTCATTTAAGTCCTCAAATGCTCTTTCGCTGACTTGTTTCAAGTTTTTCAGCCAAATAAGTATAGATAACTCACCTTTTCTGAATTGTAGACTTTTTTCATCTGCAATTGTTGAAATATTATTCAAAGGTTCTATCATTTTGTCAACATCCTCCATCAAATCTATCCAACCTTGTGTGGACATTGTGGAGAATCTCTCTTCATAGTACTTTTGAAGTTCTGGATTCATTGCTTAGTCATTTGTTTTTCAACAATCTTAGCCTTGTTCTGAATATCCGCTTCTTTCAGCATCAATTCAGCAACCTTGACCCGTTTATCAAACTCTCTTGAAGCCAAAGCATCGTCATTTGGAAGGTTTTTGGTGTTAGCCGCCATGCTCTTAGCTTGCAACTCAATGGGCATCAATTGCGCTTCAGTCAATAACTTCTGCGCTTCAGCCTTGTTCTGCTCTGCCTGTGAAGTTTGGACAGCAATCTGAGCCTGTGCCAGTTGTAGAGCCAATTGTTGTTGCATCTGAGCCGCTTGTTGAGCTTGTGGGTCAGCCTGAGACATCTGATCTAGCATGGCAATCAACTCAAACCTGTTTGACAGAGAAGAATTAGCCATGATGCCTTTCAAAATGATAGGCAAAACAGGCGTATTCGGGCCAAGAGTCTGGAGTAAACCAATCATTTGCTGTTGTTCATGCTCACGGGCAATGATTCCGAGTGCTGCCGTAGGAATAAACTTCATGTCCACAGTAGGGTAACGCTCTGGATCGAACTGCATATAGCGGTAGGCGGCTTTGGTGATGAAGGGGATCATAAAATCCTCTTGGAAGTTCACCAAGGTACGCTTGTATTTCTTGATAATCGAAGCTGTAGCCATCGAAATACCACCCTGACCAGCATCCCTAGAGACAGCACTAATCATTCCCTGAGAGTCAAGAGTGCCTGTTGCCATCAAAAGCATACGCTCAAACTCTTTGGCAGTTGTCAGGTTAGACCCATCAGTATTGCCAAACTTGAACGGGAACAGAATCTCATTGGGATTGCCGTTTGTCAGGATTGCTTTACCTGGCTTAACTTCAAACTTAGCACCCCTTGGAAGGCGAGTAGCATCCATAGCCATCATTGGGCTAGTAGTTAGGGCTAGTGAATCTAAGTGTGAACGAACTTGGGCATCTATAGCCTTTTGTGAGTTGTAAGCCTTCTCAACAGTACCACGACCCAACAAGCGATTAGGGACTGTATCGTCCTGATAGGCAAGGATAGGGCGGTCTTTCATCATGTATGGATTGGCTTCTGCTTTGAGAAGCGTTCCATCATTGGCAATCACTACAATTGCTTCGACCAAATCGGAATACTCATCTTGGATGGTGTCTTCAGGGAAGAAATCCTCTACTTCACCATCTTCGTTTTCCAACTGCTCAAGGTACTCACGGGGGACTAAACCATAGTAAGTAAGAAGTTTTACTTTGTCATCTTCATACTGAGAGACCTCTTGGGTAGGCTCTAAGTCTGTGTCCATAGAGTCAGTACCGACCTTTACCTTGCGGTAGATGCCATCTTCTTGACCTTTGACGATCTTGTGGATAGAGACATACTTCTCAATAGCCACACCCATACAGTCGTCAATAGATGTTCCATTGGGGTCAAACAAGAAGTTACGGGGGTTAACAGGAACAATCTTGACTGCAATGCGGTCTCTTTCCTCTACACCAATAGCAGCTTGTCCCATTTGACCAGGTATTGCCTGAGTAGCGGGAACAAAGACTTTCTCTGTTTTGACAACAATCTCACCGATGCCAGTGCCATAAATTTCAGCAAGTAGCTCAATCTGGTCGATGGATTTGCGAATCTTATCGACTTTAAAGTCTTCCATCAGTTGAGCCTTGATAGCTTCAACATCTAGGGGGCTACCATTGACATCACGAATATCGTCTTGAATGTCAAAGAACTCACCCTGACCAAAGATGGCTTCCATGATCTCGGCATGGCGTGTCTCTACGGCTTGTTGGGTAGCTGGAGTAACGATACGGCTACGCTCGGAGTCCCTAGTCTTGTCTTGGGCATCCCACTCACCATTGAAGATTCTCTCGTATTCTAGCCAATCATCAAGACAGTTAACATCTCTCCAATCCCTCCAACGATCACAATGGTTAACAACAAAGTTAACTATTTCCTTGTCGGACTCGGTTGGTTCTTGATATTCCATGATAGACCTTTAGAGTTTTTTCCACTCAGCAAAAGACATTCTTAAGGCATTTGGGTCGCCAGCTTCTTTTTCGCTTTCATATTGATCTCGGCTATTGATTTCTAAAATTTTGTTAACTTCGCCTTGACCTAATTCCATAGCTCTGCGGTTCATTTCACGACCTTCAGCGGTTGTCAGTTGTTCTTTATACTGACTTTCAGCTTGACTCCTAGCAGTTGCCGTTTGGTCGGCAGCTCGACCTTTATCAACTAAATTTTTAAATTGAATTCTTGTTAATTCACCTGCACGTTTTGCATCTGCTTCATCTGTTTCAGAATATCCAGATTTACCACGTTTGTATGGACTTGGCATAATTTCTCCTAAAAGTTAAACACCTGAAATAATATCTACTGGTTGCCATTCCTCGGAGTCATCTTCTTCCATATACGAAGTGACAGCAAGTTGGTCAATGTAACTAAGAGAGTCAGGCAAGTCATCGTGAACCCCTTGTGCAGGGAACAGGATTAACTGGTCTACAAACTCATCCCAATCTTCTTCCGAATTTAACACAATTCTGCCATGCTCGAACCTACCTTGTAAAGCCCAGATGATTCTGTCCGCTTTTTTTCTATTCCCATGAGTCAAATCTATGATGTGGGCATAGGTGTTGTTTTTTCGCATTAGGTCTGACAAGTAGGGCAAAACAGCGTTCTTTAACGCCCCCCTCTCTATCCCCACACTAAGGGGTCGGTAGTCTCTAATGGCTATCAGAATCTTAGAAGCGGTCTCTCGGATGTCCCAACGTCCATGTTCAATCTTCTCAACAAACCACTTCCCATCGTCTGTGACCTTAACGATTGAGATAGCAGTCTCGTCCAGACGCTTCTTAGAATTAGCCGCTTGTTTGGCAACTTCCTCAAACCCTGCAAGGTCAACAGCGATGTAATAGCTTCCATGTTCAGGTTTAACCCCGTATTTGATCCACTCTTCCTTAAAGATGTCAGAACCCGCATTGGTGAACGAAGCCATAAACTCTTGCTTAAAAGCGAAGGAACTAAGGGTCTTTTTAGCGGAATCTATCTCTGCTTGGTCAATCAAAGGGTTATCAGCAGTCGTGAAGTGCCAACTCTTCCAATCAGGATCATCTTCACTCTCGCCTAACTTAAAGGTATCGTAGAACCAGTTGCGTCCTTTTGGAGTGCCGATGAACAATGCTCTCCCCCGTTTATCAGATAAACTGGCACGAATGACCTGTTCCCACGCTTCAGGTTTGATGTCGGCTACCTCGTCTAGTACGGCATAGGTCAGAGACACACCACGAAGGGTATCAGGTCTATCAGCCCCACGAACGTATATCCTAGCCCCGTTTATTAGGGTAATGTCTAGGTTGTTCACATGGGAGGACTGAATAACCTCTCTACCAAGGTCTAGCAGTAAGTCCCAAATAATCTGCCTTGACTGTCCCATAGTGGGACTAACATAAAGAACCGCAGACCCTTGTGGGCACTTGAGTCCTTCAATCAGAAGGGTAACTGCCGCCATACGTGACTTACCGCACCTACGCCCAGCAGCCACAACCTTGAACCTCGTTTTATCTTGGAATACTGTCTGTTGCCAGGGTAAGAGAGAGAAATTGAGATCAGCCATATTTAGCCTCTACGTCTTCAGGTTCAGTATCGATAATGGTTGGCTCTTGTCCTAGCCCTGTGATATTGATGGTTACAGCACTTCTCTGACTCTTGTCCTTTTCAAACAAAGAAACAGGAAGAGTCCTATCAAGACACATCTTCAAAGCTACCAATTGATGGGGATGGTCATCATTAAGGGCTATCTCTATCACCTTTTGAGCCACATCCTTACCTCCACTCCTAATCATCAACTCCTTTAGCTCCTTCAAGCGTTGGTGGTCTGTCTTAGGTAGTGTCATAGGAGGATTGTCAGCAAACCTCTGTATGGTCATCTTTACTGAACCCCTTGGTCTACCACGACCTCTTTTTAATTGTTCCACTTTGTCCTTTCTTGGAGTGTTTCCATTTTAGCTTTTTCAGAGGGTGGGATGCTCCACAAATGTCTACCAACCTAA